CGTTGGTGCCGTGCCACCTGGGTACTTGACGCCTGTAAATGTTGCTGTGCGCCCGCCAGTGCCGTCTTGGATCAGCTTGACAATGAAGCTGGTGCCGCTTGTGGCGGTGGGCATGGTAAACGTGCAGTTGCCTGTCAGCGTGTAGCTCAGGACTGTTCCAGAAGCTAGGGCTAGGGTCACTGCGGTGCTGCTGTTTGCAATGGCCGGGGCAGTCTCAAGGTACGCTGTGACCGTTGGGTTGGTCAGTACCGGGGTGGTGATCGTTGGCGAGGTAGAGAAAACCAGATTCGTGCTGGTCGTCCCCGTGGCACCAGAGGCTGTGTAGCCCGTGATGTTGTTGAAGGATGTGATGCTGGCTGTGGTGGCGTTGGTGCCCCCGTTGGCGACCGCCAGGGTTCCTGCCAGGGTAACTGCACCAGACGTAGCAGAGGCCGGTGTGAGGCCCGTGGTGCCCCCAGCAAAGGTCGTTACGTTGGTCGTTGCGGCGTTGCTTGCCAACAGCTTGACCGTGCCCCCGGCATTCTTGAAGTACAGCTTCTCGTCGGTAATGTTGAGAGCAAGCTCCCCCGAGACGAGGTTGGTGTTGACCGGCACAGCAGACGCTGTGGTCGTGAAGTACAACGAAATTGGGGTAAAGCCTGTTGCTGCCATCGTAGTTCCTTAAAATGTGCCGCCTGAAATGCCGCCGATAGCGGTCAGTATCTTGGCTACGTAAACGCCACCGGCTACCGTCATAGCCCCAGTTGTACCAGATTGTTCAGTCGTAGAAGCAATGGAGACAGTGCCCGAGCTATTAATCCGCATCCGCTCAGTAGGCGAAGAAGCCCCGTCTGCCGTAGTGCTGAAAACAAGGCGACCGGGCATGTCGTTTGTGCCGGGGGTGCCGTCTACTTCTGCGGCAATTTGAGCCGCCCTATGGTAAGTTGTTCCATCAGCACCTGCAAAAACCAATCCTCCAAGGTTATCGCCAGACTGAACAATAGTGTTAGTTCCTAACGTTCCTGAACGTGATTTATTCAAGTAAAGAAAAGAACCATTTGTTGAGTTAACAAAAGAAAAGTTTTGTTGAACCGCCTCACCCGAGTTTTGCGAAACTTGAAGTTTTCCTGTATCAGAAAATGCGCCCGGTATTGAGGTAGAAGAGCCAATAAATACATCACCATCTGCCGCCACAACAAACGGCGAAGCATCAGGATTAGTAGTATCTTCAACCAGCAACGCATTGCCCGTACCAAGCTGCGTAATACGCAAGGCAGCGTTGGTGTTGTCGGTTACGCTGATGATGGCGTTGCCGCTTAACGTTGATGTGCCTGTGACACCAAGCGTTGTGCTGGCTGTGATCGCTGCGGCAGCTAAGGTACCGGTGAAGGTGGGGGATGCCGAGAAGACTAGGTTGGTACTTGTGGTGCCCGTGGCCCCGGCAGCGGTGTAGCCGGTGATGTTGTTGAATGAGGTAATGCTGGCAGTGGAAGCACCTGTGCCGCCATTGGCGACCGCCAGGGTTCCGGCGACCGTGATGGCACCGGTGGTGGCGCTGGCCGGCGTCAGGCCGGTCGTGCCGAAGTTGAGCGAGCTGACACCGGATCCTGCGCCGGAGAACTGCGCCCAGGTGATCGCGGTCACGCCGATCGTGCCGCCGGCGTTGCTCGTGCAGACCCAGCCGGTATCGGCCAGGGTGGTCCCGGTCTGGATGAACACGTACGCCCCAGGCACCTCGGCCCAGGTGTCCATGTCCAGGGCACGGGTCCACGAGCCTGCGGCGACAAGGTAGATGCCGTTGTCCGCAGCGGTCGACTGGTTCTTGACCAAGCACCGATCGCCCGCTATCAGGGCGATGCCGTCAATGGTCTGCGGCGCGGACAACGTGATGTTGACCGTGGTTGCCGCAATGCAGGACGCCTTGGTGTCCAGGCCCTGGGCCACCGTGTCGACGTAGCTCTTGTTTGCGATGTCGGTGCTGCCCGACGGCGTGGTGCTCACCGTGCCGGTGGTCAACGCGACCGAGGTCAGGTCGGTGTTCGCGCCCTTAATTGCAAAGGCCGCACCGGCGCTGGTCGTGGCCCCGGTACCGCCGTTGGCGATCGGGAGCGTGCCCGAGACGTCCGCCGTCAGGCTCACCGCCCCGAAGGTAGGCGCACCGGCGGCGTTGCCGTGTAGAACCGTGGTGGTGGTGCCCAGGCTCGCCAGCGGCGCGGGAGCAGCGCCAGCGCCGCCGCCCAGGACGATCGCGTTGGCCGTCAGCGCGCCAGACGACGCCCAGGTCGTGCCGCTGGAGAAGTACGGGACGCCGCCGGACGTGCCGGCGACCGTCAGGGCCAGGGTGCCCGCACTGGTGATCGGAGACCCCGCGACAGAGATCAGCCCGCCCGTGAACGACTGCGCGACTGATGTCACACCGGTGCCGGTAGTGACCGCGCCCCAGGCATTGTTCGCGTAGCCCTCGAAGGTGGCCGTGGTCGAGTTGTACCGGAAGTTCCCGTTGGTGGACGACCCGCGCTGCCCGGTAGTGCCCACCGGGACAACTAGGCCACCGTTGCCCGACAGCACCGGGTCCGCCGAGATCGCGATGACCGGCGAGTTGGCAAAATTGCCGTCGGTGACATCGATCTGGCTGGACGTGCCCAGGATCGTCCGGGTCGACACCGTCGTCGAGCTCGTCAGCGCCAGGGCGCCGGTGCCCGTTGCGCCGGCCACCGCCAGGGCAACCCCGGTCAGCGCGAACGTCGGGTTGCCCGCGACGCCGTCACCATCCGTGACCGACAGGCCGGTGGTGGTCGAGGACATCGTCCTGGCGGCCACCGCGTTGCTGGCGGTCTTGGCGATCATGCCGTTGGAGGCCGCCTCAAGGCTCCCAGAGGCCGCGTTCAGGGTGATGGTGAGGGTAGACTGCGCCCCCGCATCCACGAGCCCCACACCGGTCCCGTTGGACAGCGCGCGGCTGTTGTTGAGCGTGGGCTCCTGGTTCTTGGTCAGGAAGGTCTGGGTCTGCACGGGCGACCCGGCCAGCGCCGCAGTCGTCGTCTGTACCGTCACCCCGTTCTGGACGATCGGGACCGATTCCGCCCCCGTGATCGCACCAGCGGCAGGTAGTTCGGTGATTGTTACGTTTGCCATTACTGCCCCGGGGAGGTGGTCAAGGTGTCGAGGTTCCCGTTGTTCGTTGGGGTCTGCGTGTTCTGTTCTGGCGACAGGTCAAACTGGTTGTTGCCGGTGGTCTCAATCGCGTTCGGGTCCGTGGCGATGCTGACATCGGGCCTGGGAAACCTGATCGTGATCTTCTCAGTCGGACGCGGCGCCAGCCGGTACGGGTCCTTCTCGTCCGCGCAACCCTGGTCGCATACTAGCAAACCCGGGAAGTTTGGATCGGTTTGGGCCACCGAGTGCGCGCGCTTCATCTTGCACCGGTCGCAAATGAATATGGCGATGTCCGAACCGCCCCGGGTGTCGAGGAAGCGTGGCATGGCCTACCTTGAGTACACCGACACGTTCGGGGCGAAGTAGATCGGCGACTTGTCGCGCTCTTCCTGCTCCGCCATGTTGAAGTACTTCTCGGCCTGGACCTCAAGGTACTGGATCCGCCCGACGTCAACGCCGGGGAGCTCCTGGGCCATCTGGTGCGCCAGCATGTTCTGGATCGCCATCAGCCACCGGTCGGGGATCGCAAGCTGCCCGCTCAGGGCGCCGACGTCCTCAATGTAAGCCGAGTACCAGACCGTCATCTGCACGAACGAGCTTGACGGTGTCGGCCAGACCGTGATGGTGGCCTGGGGGATCGTGCGGTTCAGCCAGAACTGGAACGGTTGGTTGGCCGTGAAGTTCTTGTTGGGCAGGTTGGTGTAGTCGTCACGGTTGAGCCGCGACATGGTGATCTCGGTCGAGTTGTTCCCGAAGTACAGCTCACGCAGCGCCAGGGTGGTGCCGCCGGTGGCGCGCATCCGGTAGTACGACACGTTGGCGCCCGGGTCGATGTCCTGCCAGACCCACTGCCCGTTGGTCACCGCCTCGCTCGTGGCGGTGTACAGGGCCGTCCAGGTGGCATTGTCGGCGGACGCCTCGAGCACGTAGCTCCAGGTCGCGCCGCCGCCACCAGAGACGTACGGCATGAACCCGATTGAGCCCAAGTACTGCGAGTTGCTGGCGCCGTAGTCGACCGAGATGTTGCCGTTGGCGGACGTCTGCGCGCAGAACGTCGTGGTGTCCTGGTCGTAGACGTTGGCGACCGTGCCGCCGGCAGAGCTGGTGTACCCGCCAGAGGGCTGCGTCATGGTCCTGTACAGCGCGTTCAGGACGTCATTGCCACCAACCGCGAGCGAGTACTCGTACTGGTTGGCGATCAGGCCGATGACCTGCTTCTTGATGGCGAAGTACTGGATGCCCTGGTTGATCAGGTTGCTCAGGACGTAGAAGAGCGACTCCTTGGCGGCCTGGACCTGCTCGACCGTCAACTCCTCGGCGAGCTTACCCGCACGACGAGCACCGTGGTCGATCAGTTTCTGGACGCTGATGGTCGTCTGTCCAACGGTGCCTGAGTACGCCATGTCAGTCCTTTACCAGCCGGGGCATTTCCAACGCTTCAGCGACGCCTTGGCGCGGGGTGCGTCACCCTTCGAGTGCTCCACCACGCCGGACATCCTGGCGCAGAACGAGTCCTTGCGGCCACCCCCGCCGGGCTGCGGCGCCTTGAGGTGCGATCCGGTCTCCCGATTGTACTTGGCGCGACCTTTGGCGGTGAGCCCGGCGCCCTTGGCAACCGACAGCTTCTCACCACGCCCGATCGCCAGTGACGGGCCACCTTCTTTTTTCTCTACCGTTTTGGCGGACTGCTTGAACGCTTCAGCAGTTGGAGCGCCCTTCGCGCCTGGGCGGCGCATTCTCTCGTCGGACCCACGCTCGATGCGCTCTTGCTTGGCGTGGATGTTGGCGTACAGGCCGCCTTCCTTGTAGTTCTCCTTGTTGCCAGCCTCCAGCGGCATGCGCCCACGCACCAAGCCCGGGAGATCGACACCACGGGCCGCAAGCCTGTCCAGCGCCGCACGGGAATTCTCCCGGGTGTCGCCGCTCTTGGCCTGGACGATGTCCGCATCGAACTGCGCCTTGCGCAGCTCGTCGGTCACGGTAGGCCGTAGGACCGGGCCGCCGGTGGCGTACTTGCCCTTGTCGGCCTTGGCGAACTCCTTGCCGACCTTCTGCGGGACGCCACCGAACCCGCCCTTGGTGTGGGCGGCGGCCTCCATGAGGCGGTGTTGGGCAGGCGACCTGCTCGGCATCACGCCATCCCGCCAGACGCTTGGTTCAGCCACACGGTGACCGTTGCACTGGCGGTCACCGAGTTGATCAGCAGGAGCACACCCGTCGCGCTGACAGAAGAGTTGGCCGAAAGGGTGGTTGTCTTTGCCGCCAATGCCGAAATTGTCGTGGAAACGGAGTTGGCGTCGTGCGCATACACGTTCGCAAAGGTCTCGTACATTGTGTAGTTGATCGTACCGGTCACCGCCACCGTCATGCCCGCGGCAGCCACTGAGTTTGTCAGCGGGATCGTTGGCGTGATCGCGGTCACCGCAATGCC